TGTTGCTTCTCCTGTCTGCAAGAGTATTTTACCTGTTTGGTCACATATAATTCTATTTGCTCTATTCATTTTATCACATCATTTATTTAAATTTTATAGCGCACCATTCACGATGAGTATAATCACCAATAGCACTATCAGGAAGATAAACACCATTTTTATTAACATAAGCATCACGTTCATTAATTTTAACAACATTACATCCAGCGCCTTTATATTTAGTATCACCAGACATAAAACCAAAAAGAGAATCAATAGAAAAATCTTCATCAAATACACCGACAAAAGAAATAACGATATTTACATAATAATAAGATTGAGCTTTAAATCTCTTAGTGGCAACAAAAATATTAGGAACAAAATTTAATCCATTAACTTTAATCCAACTATTCCATGTTCTATATTTATATGAACCTTCAACGCCATAAAGACTAATTGTGCCTTGAGTATCTGTTAAAACTGTAGTAGTTCCACTCGCAACTTTATATTTTGTATTTAATTGACTTATAGTATTATTAGCTTGTGTTAACTGATTTATCAAATCTTGCACACTAGCGTCTGAACTATCAAAAGAAGTTTTAATCTTCTCTGATAACTCGACTAATGTATTATTTAAACTTGCTTCTATATTCTTTAATGCTAAAGTGTTTATAATACTCGTTTTACCACTTTTGAAACTTTCTCCAATCTCTGCTAACTTAGTTGATATATCTTGTAAATTAGCATCAGCTGGTAGTGGCATTATACTCTTACTTATAGTAACAACTTGCTCATAAGTCATGTTATTAATATCTGTAACAACTATTTTAAGTGTATGAAGTGCATTATCTTCAAGTGTATAGTTAATAGTTTTTTCTAAGTATAAATCTGTAGTAAAAGTTTCTTTTAATACATCATCTATAAACCATTCAATTTTAGATAGTTTATTTTCTTCTGTATGTCCTGCTGTAAAAACAGCCTGTTCTGATGTATAAGAACTAATAACGAGAAAAGCTAATCCTTGTAATAATGTTATTTTAGCTTTTCCATTTTCTTCTGCAATGCCTCCACCAACAGTCATAGAAGTATTTTCTAGCCAATATTCTTTGGTTGGTATATATCCAGATGGTTTATAACTATTTTCTGTTAAAACATAGCCACTTCCACCACCTGCATTATAACCACTCCCACCTCCATACCATCCGCCACCTCCACCTCCATAATTTTCTCCTGAACTAGCTGATACAGCACTTCCACCTTTTGTTTCAAAATTATTTCTACCACCTCCACCTGCGACAATAATACGAGAAAGTAAACCTTGTTCATTATCCCAAGAACCACCAATAAGTCTTATATCTGTTGCTCCACCACCATTACAATACAGTGTTCCTCCACCAGAAATTCCTTCATGCATCATTGCTTTTCCTCCACCATTGAATGTAGAGCCATAACTTGAACCTTTCGAACCAGTGTAAACATACAATGTTGTTTCTTTTCTTAAAGTTAATTCTCCTTTCGAATATCCTCCTTTTGAACGTAAGTTAAAGTCATCTATTCTAATGCCTCCACCACCAGCTGCTCCCCAACATTCAAGTAAATACTTTCCTGATGGCAAAATAACTTTTTGTTCTCCATTTTTATAGTTAAAGTCATAAATCTTAGCCATTTCAATATTCTCCTTTCTATATAGGTAACATATTATTCACATTTGTTGTAATACTAGATAAACCACCATTTACTTTTTCTTCTATATTAACCAATCTATCTTCGATTTTCTTAGATGAATAAGTAGTCATTTCAGACACTCTGTTATCATCCACAGTCGCATTAATTAAACTTGTCTGAGCATTTCCATTTATCAAATATACGAATGTTCTATTATTTTCAGTACTTCTGACAATTACATTATTATCTTTTACCGTCGCATCAGGGACAAGTGTATCTCCATTTTCATTGTATGTTGATATTACTATTCTTTTGGTTAAAAGTGGATTTTCTATAGTTACTTCATACATATTAGTTTCATTATTTAAAACCCAATCAGCCATCTCTATGATGTGCGTATGAGATACATTCACACCACCTGCGATGATAGTATCAATTTTAATATTCTGTTTCTCATTTTCTGTGTCAATTCTAGTGTTTAACTCTGTTTTAGTTGTATCAATTTTATTATTTAAATATTTATCATTGTCTAACAATTTTTGTTGTCGATTATTAAACTCATTCGCATGAGCTGGTGTAGTTATTAAATATTCTTCTATTTCATTACTAAAATTTAATTCATTAGGCATTTATTCACCTCCTAGAACTCGTCATCTATCTGAAAAACCATTTCCATATCACTGTCTTTATACTTATTTCCAAAAGTTTTTATTGCTATTAAGTCACCATCCGAATCTATTAAACCTATTTCATTTATGTTTTTTCCTTCTGCTTCATTTTTTAATAAAGTTGTTGAATATCTGCAAGTAGTTGAAATTGGATATACATAATTTTCTATATCTTTTCTAAACACCTCGTTTTTTAATGCTGTATCGCTTGAAAGTGGAGCTATTATAGTTCCATCATTCCCAACCCCTCCATCTCCAAACACCATACTAACTATAGTAGGCAATGTTATATCACCTGCTCTAGCTTTACACATTTTTTGTCTTGCAATGTCTGTTGTTACTGCATTTGCCATCTTATAACACTTCCTCTCTTAATTCTGCATTAAGTAGCTTATTTCCATTCAGTACTTCTATTCCATCTAAATAATATAAATTCTTTTTAATGATTACTTTAAGATTTGTAAATACTTCACTTTCTTTTACAAATAACTTATTTTTCATGTTTAAGCTTACCGGCTCATGATAAAGTATATAAGCACTTAAATTTTTACTACCATTTAATAACCACATGCCATCTAAGAAATTGCTTATATTTCCTCTAAAATCTATAAATATTCGATTAATCATCTTTACCTCAAATTTTTCTATATCTGTAAATTTGAGTGCAAAAGAAGGCATCCAATGAAGATGACTTGGTTTAGTTTTATTTGTTATATATTTAAAATCTTCATAATTAACAACATCATCTACATTAGCAGTTACTTTAAAAGTGTATGCAGCTATATCTTCTTGTATATAGACATCTGTGCCAGTATAACTCTTTATTATAGTTGCTAATCGGCTTGGATTAACAATGTATTTCATTTGGAGTTTAGCAATAACTTTTCTTCTTCTAGATTCTATATCTTCATCTATATTAGTAGATAAACCTACCCTATTTTCCCAAAATTCAAGTCCCCATGTTGCACTCTGAGGGAATAATTGTAATTCTATTTCTTTATTTAATAATTCTAGATTATCAAATTCGCTTCCTATAGCCTCATATATAGAGCTCATAACTAAAGATTGTTCATAGATAGGAGATAATGTTAGAAGCATTTCTCTACCCTTTTTAGAAGTTATCACGCTATCACCTCATTGATTATCTCACCTATTCCAACAACTTGGTCATTTAAAATAATATTTGTTGTTCCATCATTTATTGTCAAGCTAGAAAAATCTTGTATTCCTTCATCTGCAAGCATCATAGAACCTGTTAGTGAATAAATTGCATTATAAGAAACAGTACCTCCAATATCTATTTTATCGAGGTATTTGTCTATTTTATTTTTTAAGATATTTAGCACAGTTTCTTGACTAAATCCATTTAAAAACACAAAACTAGCTTTTACATTAATTAATAATGTTTGTGGAGTGGCTATAGTTACAATAGCGCCTATAGGAGCCTTTCCATCTCGATTTTGACCATCTTCCACATTTGGATATATATATTCTTGAACCTTATTTATTAATTCCTGTGTTGCTGCTTTTCTATTTTTATCTAATATTAATCCTTTCACTGTACCTGCTCCAGCCCATTCGGGAACTACATAAGCATATCCAACTCCATCAACTTCTTTAGCCCATCTTATATAATCCGAACTAGCTTCACTTAATTTGTCCTCTTGCTCTGCCACAAGGACTCTTTCTCTAAAATGTTCTTCATCTTCTATATCTGTTCCACCCTTAAAGCTTTCTTTATTAGTAACAGATTTAATGCCATTAATAGAACCTAGTAAAACGGATACACTCCCTTCAGACACATTCCCTATAGTTCCTGCAACTCTACATTCTGCTTTAATATCTACTGTCTCACTTTCTTCTATAGTTTTAGTTTCAAGAAGCTCAAACTCTATACTTTGTTTTTCATCTGTAGCTATAGTTGTAACAATAGTTCCTTTTGTAATAATAGTTCCTTGAGCACCATTAAATGTAATAACTCCTATAGATTTAGTTGGTTGATTTTTAAATACTCCTTTACATTCTCCCAACCATTCTAAATAAGTTCCATAAGAGGTCTGAGGGAATGCTATCTTTAAATTATTTTGTAATCCTAATTGTTTTAACTGTGTGATTTCTTCTGCTGTAGGTCTTGTTGAATCATATATAAAGTCACCTTCTAATGTACTTACATCTTGAAAGTTACTTAGCATCCTTTCATGTACAGCGTCTTCATCTTCTGTTAAGAAGCTTGGTATAGGTAGCTCTCTTTCCATATAATCACCTACCTTTTTATATTGCCATCAATTACTATATTTTCATCATCTATTGTTAGTACATCAAATTCATATTCTACTAACCTGCTATTCTCTAACCAATTAAAACTAAACCCTCCCACTTCTTTTGTGTAAGGATGCACTAAAATAGTTTCTTTTATTAATCTAGTTATTTCAAGCTCTTTTGCATTTTGAGATAAGTTACTAGCAATTAAGTCTTTTATTTCGCTTCCATATACACTAGAATAAGCTGACCTTTTGTACCTAGGTGTTAATATAGCCTTTTGACACCATTGTTTGTATGCTTGAACTTTATCGCATTTTTTTAATGTTCCATCTGCATTTTTAACAAATTCACCTTTTTCAAAATCAAATAAAAAAGACCCTTTTAGGTCCAGTTCATTCTCATTATTATTTTTTAATTCTACAGTTTCAAAAGTTTCATTTTGAGGAAATAGGTTTGGCATTTACAACCCTCCCAATTACTACAAATTCAGCTCCCATAACGGCTACTAACACCTTATCGCCTATAGTCAAGGGTTTTAATTCTTTTGGAGTGTCTATTTTATGTTTATGTCTATATTCTCCACTTGAAACTTCATCTGAAAAAGTAAAATAATCCTCTTTTAATGTTAAATTCTCTAATACTAGATAATCCTGCATCTCATCTTTATAACCATTAATCTTAAGCCCATTTGCTGTTATTTCTGCAAGTTCGCATCCTATTCCAAAAACTCCATCATTAACACTTTTATTCATTTTTTCTTTCAATATTCTAGCAACTCCATTAAATCTAGCATCAGTCATTTGTATAAAACTTCCTCCTTATATAATCTAGTGTACCAACATTTAATTTCATTTTCGGTTTAGAATCTAGTGTATGAGTGACATCTATAACATAATACTCTTTTCCTTTCAAAGATACCTTATCACCTGCTCTTATTCTGTTTATGTCTACTACGCAATCAACACTTATTGTTTCTTCACCTGAATTAAACATTGCTTCTGCTGCTTTCTTAGCTTCTTTTGCATTTTTTATCTTTTCATCCTGCTTAATCTTTTGTAGAGTTCCAAACTTATCAGCATCTTTTTTATATGTCCCAATTATAGGTGCTTTTGTATTTTCATCTTTACTCTTACCTAAAACTTTTACACTTGTTACTGCATCATTAAAACTACTTGTAAAGTTTGCATCTTCTAATATACTATCTAATTTATATACATTTGCATTAGTACCAAGTTTAAATAATTTCAACTTATTATCCATCCTTACTCTAAATAAGTCTCCACCCTTACTTGCTGTTTCTTTTAGGTCTTTTTTAATCATATCTAGTATATTAGTCTTATGTATTACTTTAGCAAGTTTCTTCCCTGTGTTAGCTAAATTGTAGTAAGGTATATTCCATTGTTTGCAGTAGTATTCAATTCTCTGTGTTGCTGTATTTTCTTTAAACGAGTATTGTTCTTCACTTTCTTCCATGTAAACTGTTCTTTCTCTGCAAGACAATGTCAGTTTTTTACTCTTTTCACTCCTCCTAGCTTCCCATACTACTCCATCAAAGATAGTTTCCTCTTTTTTACTCTCATATGCTATATCAATCAGAACTATTTTATCACCTTTTTTAATTCCTATATCTTGAAGTTGTTTAGGTTCTATTAAAGATACATCCATTTTGTATGCAACTCCGTCTATAGCTTCACTTAATGTTATTCCCTCGTTAAAATTTGCAATATCATATTTTCCATTTAATATTATTTTCATTTAGAAGGTATCACCAACTTTTGCCCCTTTTTTATTACATTTGGATTTTTACCAATAACTTTTTTATTTTCGGGTATATTGTAAATCTCTGGCCACCTTGAACCCTTACCTAAAAGATTTTTTGCTATCTTATATAATGTATCACTTGCTTTAACAGTATATATTTTAGTAGTGGTTTTATTGTTAGGTCTATTGTCCTTTAAATCTGTTTTAGTACTACTCTTAGTCTCTTTTTTCAATGTCTCTATCTTTAGTTCTCTATAAGTTCTAAATGTTATCTCAATGTCTCTATCTTCTTCTCTTCCTGCTGTTTGGGTATTGCTAAAACTAGATATTGTAACTAATCCATTGTAACTAAAACCAGTTACTATTAATCGTAATGGTTCAGCTTGGTCTACCCACTTTTCAAGCATTGCAACTACTTCAATTGGATTTTTTAACTCACTGTATCTGCAATAAGAAGCGTCATATAAGTTAGGTAAAAATGTCTTAAATGATATTTCTCTTATCTTCTCCCCTTCTTTTTTAATGTCAAATTCACCTAGGTTTACTATATCTACAGTTTCAAATCTTTTTTCTTTTTTTATAGATAGAGAATCTTGTGGATTTACTGGAAAATGGAAATCTATTTTTTCTTTTTCATTTTTTAGATAAATGTCTATTACCAAGTTATCACTTCCTTTCTAAAATGTTTTTTAACATTACACCGCAGTTTTCTTACCATATGTTCACTTCCTTTGATTTTGTGTATAAAAAAACACCTACTTTTTAAGTAAGTGCTTTCCTTTATTTTATTTAAACAATGAAATTTAAGTAAAAAAATATCTACTTATTTATAGATATTTTATGAGTTAATAGTTCTATAATTAAGTTTTTATCATTATTTATAAAAATTTTCTTTTCACGTTTTTTATAAACAACGTTTTTATTTATAATTTTTTGTGGTATAATAAAAGCAAGAAGAACTACAATCTATTTGGTGTAGAGTGGAGTTCTATAACTGAAAGTTATTTGAATTTATGGAATTTGATTTTAAAATCAAATTCCCAACCACTCTTAGTGCCCGCTTTGAGTGGTTTTTTACGTTTTCTAAATAACTTACTTATTAAGTAAACTATATAGCTAGCTAAAATACTTGCTAGTACACCTTGTAAAAAATTATCCATACATATTCACCTCCCCTCTATACGTTGGGAGGATAATCTTTTGTATGAACTCCACTCTATAAATTGTAGATTACATCTTCTTGCTAAAAATATTATAACATATAATTCTTACATATTTTACCTACTTATTACTTTTTACATTATAATTACCTTCTTTCAATAAAAAATACCTACCTAAGTAAGTGTTTTTAATATATTATCTAAAATATTTTCATTTTCTTGTTGCTCTCTAAGAATTTCTCTTAATATCTTTACATATTCTTGAAACTTTTCTCCGCTATTTTGTTTTAGTTCATATAACGCATTAGCAAACTTCACAAAGTATTCTACATCTTCATCAGTTTTTAAATTATATTCATT